AATGTAGTCGTACCAAACAGCACCCGCTTTGGCTACACCCGTTCCGTTAAGTGTATGGGCTACTTTAAATGTAATTGGTTGCAGTTGGGTTGTATCTGCATCGCGGTTATAAACAAGTTTGACAATAGCAAAGCCCAAACCATTCATTTGGCGCGTACCTGTCCAACGCTGTGCGCTTGCAATGTCAGAACCACCCATTACGGTGCTAGGTGCTGATGCGCCGTTTGCGGATGTGATTGTGCCGCCCGCGGTAGATGTATAAAGACTGATGTAAAGGTTGCCGCTAATCTTTGTATCTACATTGCCCGCTTCATCGGTCAGGCTAACAACTTTGGTTAAATCTGTACCATCAAAAGTTACTTTTCTATCGCCGTAGTACATATCGGCGGTATCAAAAGTAAATTGACCATTAGGGCTAATGCTTGAAATAGCCAACACATAGTACATTGTCTTTTGGTCGGTGGTCAGAACCGCATCAACAAATGTGCCGCCCATGTACGCATTGCCATAAACAATAGGAATAGCATTAACACCGCTTGGCGGTACTTGTTGCCTTACGCCCATGTCTTGCTGTTGTTCGGGGTTATCTGCAAACACGCGAGTAACAATTGCAGACAAAGCAAAGTTAACGGCAAAAACCGCCGCGGTGTATGCAATAGTTCCCGCGGTTAATCCGAATACTGATGCCGCAACAAGTGAGCCAACCATTTTTATTCCCTAACAAAAGTTGCACCAAGGGCTTTGTACCCTCGGCGCGTGTAATCAATCAATGGGCCGTTTGCAGAAATCGATGTGCAAACAATATCTACTTCACCCATCTTTAGCATTGCTTGGGCGCGTTCATCAAACGCTTTCCAAAGCCTACCACCAACCGTTCCATTGCGATGTTCGGGTTCAACCCACCACAATAGTTCGTTTAACTCTTTTACTTTTGGCGACCAAATGTTAGAAGTTTTGTAAGCGACAATCGCACCGCGCAAATTCGAATCCACAAAAATGAACCCACGCCCTTGAATGATGCTAAACAATAGTTCTTCAACATAACGAGGAAAGTGATTACACGGTTCACCAAGTTTTTTAATTGGGTTTTCATAGGCGTATGCCTCCACGATTTCTAACAGTCTAGGTATGTCGTATCTTGTCGCTTGTCTTATCATGGTATTTCTTTGGCGCTTGAATTTTCCATTGTTACTGTAGTTTCGCTTGCTTGTGTTTGTGTTTTTGGTGGTGAACCAAAGTCAAAGAATGTATTCGAAATTTCACTTACGCGGTTCATTGATGTATCGCCCGCATAAATAAATTGCCAATTGTTCTGATTAGTTTTCACGCCTGACAATCTGTTTTCTAAAATGCGGCGCATTGATGAACAAGAAATAGAACAAGTTGCAATTCGTGTACGCGCTTCAGAATTGAAATCTTCTGTAATGGCAACGCTGTTAATGATGCCTTGGTATCGTTTAAAAAATTGCGTTGTAGGCGTAGTAATAATTTGATTGTTTGAATCAAAGAACCCGCGCCATACTTCTACCAACGAACCTTTAATGTCGCTACTAAGAATCAATGCAATGTTTGATGAATCAATGCCTGTTAAAGCAATTGTCATATCGTCTGATGTGGCTTTAATGTCGCGTTGAACATCGCCAACATTAAGCAATGCACCAAGATTTGTAAAAGTGATACCGCCAACCGTGATAGGTGCGGCGGCGTTGCAAAATGTGTAAACCGTTCCCGCATTACCAACGGTTAGTTTTACAAATTCCGCATGGTTAATTTGATAACCAGTTACCGCGTTAATTGTTGTCATACGATGTATTCTCTAAAAACAAACGGCGAATCCCATTGCACAAATGCGCCATCGGTCATAGGGTTAAGTGTATATGTTGGGCATGATTCCGCAACTACTGTAAATGTGCAAGCATTGCCAATAGAAACCGTTGCGCCTGATGATGGTGTACCAATCAACGGTCGGTTAATGCTTACTGATGAACCCGCGCTATCGGCAGTCACTTTGTAGGTGTAGCCGCCAATCATAATAAAGTCACCCGCCTTGAATGTACCGTTAGAAGTTAGCGCAAGTGTTTGTGTGTTGGGTGTAGGCGTACCGTTTAGCGTAGCCGCTGTAGCCGTGCCGCGCATTTCAGTAAACCAAGAAAGGTTTGATGTGTTGAAAGTAATTGTTTCGGGCAATTGCCTATCAAGGTTATCAATTGTTTGGATTACATCCCGAACTTGCGGATAGTAAAGGTACGCATGGGGTTGAATAGTAAACACCCAAGGCACGGCGGTTAAGTATTGCGCAACGGTGATATAACCCGAACGCGCAACTTGTTGCCCAACCATACGGCGATTGTTTACCGTCATGGATTGCTGAATGTTAAAGATGGTTTGGAAACTCATGCCCGACCCCTATTCACCGCCAACGATTTGTTAGCGTACTGATTTGCCGCCCAAATCGCGTTAGAACTACCGTATAGGCGTTCTTCAAACGATTTAGTATCAATGGCGTTAATGTAGTTGTTTGTGACCATCGTAGTGCCTCCCATGCCGCCTAACGCATGGTTTGGAATAATTGTCCCTGCGGTACGGGGTACAAAGATTTCAGGGCCGCGTTCACCAACAATTGCGGGTTGTCCTACGGCGGGGCTACCACCATCAGCATATCCTGCAAAACCCATAACCGCGGCGGGTTGATAAGGGTTAGATTTCATGCCAAACATAGAACCAAACAAAGAACTTAAAAAGCCCGATGCCGCGGCTTTCATTTGCATCGCTAACATATCTTGAATAATGCTACGCGCCAAATCTTTAAAACCAATCTTGCCTGTTTTAACAAAACGGTCAATAGCCGATTCCATATTGCCCATAACAGATTCAAACGCCTTTGCACCAACTTCTAATTCTGTTGGCATATCACGCAAGAATCTTTGCATTGATTTAATAAAGCCTTGTTCAAATGAACCTTGCCGTTGCGCCAAAGCCGCGTTGTATTGCGCTTGAACATATTTGTTACTTGCTTCTGTAAGTTGATTTTGTTGTTCAATTAAATAATGTTTGGCTTCTATTTCTAAATTATTGTTTTGGTTAATTTCTTTAATGTTTTGCAATCTTTGTTGGTCAAGCATATACAGTTCTTTATTTAACTGTATTTCTTCTGAACGCAAATCTTTTGTTTGTTGTTCAAGTTGGAAAAGACCATTTTTTACTTTTAACGCTTGTTCTTCATTTTCAATTCGTCTAAGCGAATCTGTAAACGCACTATTTTCTTTATTAGCAATGTCTAACAAAATTTTGTCAAGTCGTTTAAGTTCGTTAAAGTATTTTTCTAACGCCCGCAATCTTGCTTTTTCAGCGGCTTCAGCATCTTTATCACGGGCTTTAGTAACATTTCTAGCCGCACTAGCAGTAGGCGATTTGTTATCGGTACGGCGTTCATCAACACCACTACGCCCGTAACTTGTCCCCATTACTTGCGCTTCAAAGAAATCTAAATTTTGGCGTTGTGAATTTCTATACGCATCGTATTTTTTGTTGGCTTCAATAGCCGCATCAACACCTTTAGTAACCAAGGTAACGGCGTTGTTATAAGTATGTTGAATTTCATCAGCAATGCCTTTAAAAACAAACGCAACATTTGCACCAAGTACGGCAACGGTTTGAAATACAACTTTAAAAATTCCACCAAGCGAAACGCCGTAATCACTCATTGTTTTTATGTAATCAATGGTGGTTTTTAGGATTGGGCCAAGTTCGGTAGCCAATGTAAGCATTACATCGCGGGATGCTTGCGCTAACAAATCGTAAGTATCTGCGGCGGCTTTAATTGCTTTTTCTTGTTCAGCAATCAGCGGGTTTGCTTGTGCCATCTTTTCAGCAAAGCCAACCATGTCAACGCCTTTGGCGGCTTTGCCAAAAACTTCCATTGCTTTAGCGTTGCGGGTAATCGGGTCTTCAACCGCGGCTAAGTTGGTCGCCAACTTATTTAGCAATTCTTCTTGGGAAAGTTTGCCCAAGTCTTGCAAAGTAACGCCCAAAGCCTTGGCGGTTTTCTGCGCTTGTTCTGAACCGCCCGCGGCTTCGTCAATAAACTTGGCAAACGCCGATAGCATCTTGCCCGCGTTATCCGCTTTGCCGCCTGAATTGGCAAGCGCATTAGATAACTGTAAAACCGTGCCTATGGCTACTTCGTTTGCTTCGGCTACATCGGCTAGTTCATCGGCATATTGAAGCGCCGCGGCACTAGCGGCAACCAATGCGGTTGCGCCAATCTTGCCAAACTTTTCTGCGGATTCGCTAAACTTTTCTAATTTCTTTCCCGCGGCTTCAATACCTTTATTGAATTCCGCGGTATCTATCCCTAGGGCTACGCCTAGGCGGGCAATCATATTAGCCATCTTTAACCCCAAACAATGTTTTATCGAATCCGTGCGCCATTGACATGAACGCCAATAGACTATCGTTTACCGCCGCCTTTTGCAATTCGGGCGACAAAGGCGGGTATATGTAATCATACGCACTACCCAAAATGTTGGCTAGTTTATATGTGGGCGTATTGGGCGGGCGCATATAGTTAAACACCCCATTGGTTAAGGTGGCTAATTGCGTAAGAATTCCAAAGTTTCCAATCAACCCATCGGCATACATTGTTTGAATGTTTGCCAAGGTTACATCGTCTAATTCTTCAATTGTTTCTAGGGTATGCCCGTTGAAAATCATTGCGGCTAGGCATTGGCTTTTCAACGAGCCTATTAGTTTCCCCGCGCTTCCCTATAGGTTGGGCTAATCACTTCGCCAATCTTTTCCACAATCATCATTTGTACGGAAATTGGGAATTCTTCTTCAATGTCGGCATAAGTCAAATCTTCCAAACTTACGCCTTCCATTTCAGGAATTAGCAGTTTAAAAAATTCGGTAATACGCGCTTCGGTGATGGCTTTGTTCTTGGCGGCTTCGCGCATAGAACGCCCTTCAACCAAAATATCATCATCCGTAAATTGGAAATCTTCAGTTTGATTATTCTCAAACTGTCGCAATGGTGCGGTAATTTCTTGATAAACCTTTTCTACAATTTGTTCATCAGGGTCGGAAACCCTTTTGTAGATGGCATCAGATTCGGCAACCAAAGGGATGCGAACTTTGAATGTGTGACCGTTCAACACAAACGAACGGGTCAAAAGGTCTTTTCTTTTTGCTTGGTACTTTTCACCAAATGCAGAACCTAGTTTTGTCATTTATTTTTTATCCTATATTTACTAATACGCCTTGCCAAAATTTCCCCTAGCCGCTTGGCGGTTTGGTCGGCTTGGGATTCCAAAGCAGGGCGTAAAAATGGTTGTGCGCCATTCCTAGCCGTGCCAAATTCTTGCGCCATCGCACGGGCATCCGATAGAACCCCGCTTAGTCGCTTTGCTTCTTTTAACTTTTTGTTGTACGCGGCTTTGTCAGTTTCGTAAAGCCCCGCGTTAGATTCGTAAAACTGTTGCTTATCTTTTTTACGAAACGCTTTGGTTGTAATCAGCGCAATAACCGTATCGTTTTCAGTAATGTACTTAGAACGAATGTCGCGCTTGGTTGGGCGGCGGGCTTCAATCTGCATTGTTCTAGCCAAGTCGCCTGTATCTTTTGGCGCGTTCATCTTAGCCATTGTTAGCACGGGTTTCATTGCTTCCCGTGCCGCGGGTACTAAGATTTTGCTTTGCGCTTTCTTGTCGCCAATTTCCGCGGCTAGTTCCCCAAATGCGGCTAGTACATCTTTCAAGCCTTCTACTTTGTAGGTAACGCCCGACATAATTAACCCATTGGCTTAATAATCTTTTGGTACAACGCGTTATTAAGCGTATGCACATAATTAACGATTTCATCGGGCGTGAACTTATCCGCATGGTTAGCGGCAATCTCATGCGCCAATGAAATCGCTGTTAGTTTCTGCGCAGTAAACCCAAACCAATCTTTGCGTGAATCGGATTGGGTTACTAGAAAACTAAGTAGGTCGTTAGTGTCTTTTATTGTCGTTTGCATATTATTAGGTATTGTTAGACCAACCGTATTGGTTGCCACGGGGGTGGATTGTAAAGTTGCATTTTGCTTCAGCGCTAGGGCTTGAATCAATGGTGAATTGTGAAACGCGACCATTGAAAGCATAGGCAACGGTGTTTGCACCCGCTGTAGCAGTAATCACAAAAGTGCGGTCAATCACGCCTGATTCTGCATCGCCACGAATCAACAACAAAGCGGCATCGCTAGGATTCCAAGCGGCAGTAATGCTAAGTGATGTTGGTGCGGATTGTGATGGAATTTTGTCCGATTGGCGTGAACCCGCAACACCGAAAGATGCTACGGCATCGTCTTGACCAAATGCGGGTACGGCTTCAACATTCAAAGCAATACCATCAGTACCAGTACCGTTAGCAGTAGTGCCAACAATATCAGCAATATCGCCTGTCCAAACATCCAAGTTTGCGGGGGCAATTGGTGTAGGCGTAGCGCCTGATTGCATCAAAAGGGCGGCTGTAAAGCCCGCCATAATTTTATTAGGTAAAGCCATTTTGTTTATTCCTTAAAAAGAATGGTTAAAAGAACTATCTTGTCAGGTTGATATATCTAGTGTGCAATCAAGAAAAATTTGGGCTAACTTTTCATCATTGTCGTAACTGTTATAAAGCCAAAATACATCGGCTTTAGCAACTTCAAAACCGTTAGTTACACCACCAAATAAACCACTATATCCGTGCAAGGATTGTAGTATTTGATTGGAAATAGTGAAACCATCTTCTATTTGTTGCGTAAAAATACTTATCTGAAACACGGGGCGGTCAATGCCTTTGTTGGCTTGATTTTGACCCGTGTAAACATCTTGGTGAACATTGCGTAGCATCCAAGTAATAAACTTAGATTCGGTGGCAAAGTTACGGTTAAACGCGGCGTAAACGGGAACGGGCGTAACAATGCTTTGCAATTGGTACTGAATCGCTTTGCCGTACTGAACGGGATTTTGTTGTGTTGCCATTTACACCGCCGTAACTGGGTCATTTCTATACGCCAAGATAACCACGGTCATCCTATCATCGGATTCGCGAATGTTATCAATGCGCCAATCGTAACCGTTATAACTGATTGAATAAAGGTTTTGATTGCGAACCATTGTTCTTGTGTTGGGCGTGTAGTTCAAAATGAAACTAACAACATCTTGGTAAAGGCGGTACTTTTCCGAAATCTTTAAACTGTTTGCAACGGAATGAACACGAGCACGGGTGCGAAACCAAGTGGTTTGCGCTGTACTTTGTTCGCCAAAATCGCTTTTAGCAAACGCCAAGTTATTTACCGTGATTTGTTCAAACCGTGCAATTGCCATTTACATCACCAAAGGTTTGTAGGGGCGCAACAATGTTGCAACGCCGAACGGAATTTCTTTTAACTGATTGTCCGTAGTGTTGCTTCGATTGTTATACAAATGGGTAAACAAAAGCAAGCCCGCTTGTTTAATCACGGGGTATGTTTGCAACGGATTAGGTGCGGTGGTGTACTCGCAAATAATCGGTGCGGTCATTTCGCTATTGATGTTGGTAGGCAACGATTGAACGATTACCTTGTTACCGCTTGCATCGTAGTAATACTGATTGGTTGCAACAACAACTAATTCAGGCGGCGTATTGTTATTCCAGTACGCTACGCGGTTAATCGTCACGCCCGCCATGTCGGGGTATTGGTTTTGCGATACTTCGGGCAAATCCAAACATACGGGCGATGTGGCTAGGTTTTCAGCGCCATACCAAACACGGTAGGTAACTGAAAAAATAGAAAGCCCTAAGTAATCTTCAATGGCTTGGCGAACCGCTAGTTCCAATGCTTGCAAATAACCATCTTGGCTTTCATCTTCAAACAAGTTAATTTGATTGGTGATTTCATCCAAGGTTAACCAAGGCGTAACTACATCACGCCCGATTTGTTCCGCTTTCACATAACTAAATGGATTGCGGGTAGCCGCCCCGTAGGGCGCACCAAGTAATTGGCTATCTACTGACATTCAAGCCCCCTTTAGGCGGCAGACATACGAACACCTGCGAACGGGTCGCGCACGGTGCTTACCATGCGTTTTTCCGCGTACATGGTCACAAAGCCCGCTTGTGTTTGTTCAAACATTTGCACCGACATTTGTTCTGTGTCGCCGATTGTCAAAAAGCGATTCCAGTTTGCCAAGTAAATCGGGAAATCTGTAGAAAGGTATGCATTGGGGATAACGGGCCAACCAAAAATGTGACCGATTGCGCAACCGTCTTTTTCGCCCAATTCCAAGAACAATGGCAAGCCCGCTGTATCTTTTAATTGACGCAAAGTTTGAATCATTGCGGGGCTAATGTGCCAAGCGGTAGATTCTAGCGACCAATATTGAGGGGGCAACGCGTTAGCCATGTTTACAACCTTGTTGTAAGTCACCGCAGAGCCGCCGTTACTAACCGTAGCGATAGTATGAATACCATTTGTAATAGCCGTGCCACTAGTACCGAAAGCGCTAGTAGCGCCGCTAGTGTAACGTTCCAAACCACGCAACCCATTAGTAGCG